CGCTTTTTTGACGGCCATAAGATGACCTGCCTCAAAGCCGAAAAGTGGCTCTAATCGCCCCCTGAGGCCTGTAGAACGCCAAATAATGCCCTGCCTGTGAGTATGTCCGCACACTACGTTCTTTCCCATGCGTTCAACCAGCTTAGCGGCTGTGCCTCCGGCGTATTGAGCAAGGCTTCCCTCGTCGCCATGAGCCAGGATTGTATTAGGGGCTATAAGGCCTGGTTGCTCGTGCCAGGTAATGCCTAAATCTTTAATGCCGATTAGTTCGGTGTACTTCAGGCCTTTCAAGGTTGCCAGCGCTGGAGCGTTACGCTCGATGTATCGGTCGAATCGGTCTGTGTGATTGGATCTAACCAGGTGAATTTTTTTATCGTCGCCTAAAGCTTTCCGAATAGACGCGAGAACGCTACGAGTTGCATCAAGGTCTGACTGTAGTTTGACGGAATACTCGCCTCGACTGTTTGCTTCCCACTTTGAGAGCATCGGCAAATCTGCTTCGTCTCCAACGATTGCGACGGCATCAGGCTTGATGGCCTTAATAAAAGCGACAACGTTAGCGGTAGCTTTTGGATGATTATATGGAATCTGGAGGTCTGGAACGATAACAAGTCTAATCGTAATCTTCCATTTCGTCAGGAACATCTTCCCATAGATCATCGTCCTCTTCATCATCATCTTCATCTTCTTCAATAATGACTTGCCCTGGGAATGTCCACTCTGGCATTTGATTTAATACAAGGTCGAAAGATTCTTTGCGTGTGAATCCGGCTTTGAGATAAGCCTGAAGTAATCGCTGCGCTTCAACAGCCATCGTTAGCATAGGCGTTAAGGGTTCCGACATGAGAACGAAATCTTCTTTAGGTGTCTGGTCATCCATGCTGAACCCCCTACGCTAGGTCTAGGATAGCGTCTTGTTGAGAATTATTTTGTAAATATCATCCACACGGGCTTCAAGGCGCGTGATTTGGTCTTTTACCGAATTGCCACCATTGGGGCGTAGTTCAGCCAGATAATGCTTGACCAGGAATTGAACGATGCCAGTAACACCGCCGAGCGCTGTAAAGGCTACGGCAATAACGGCAATCCAATCCCCGACGCTCATGCCTTCTTCTTGCCGTTCGCGCCTGATAAGCCAGCAGCTACGACAGCCGAGAGAATGGATCTATAGTCCAGCTCGAAATTCGTTGCTTGCCAGCACACTAGAAATCCGGTTATGCCCATCATGATTTGCTTGCTGTCTAGTTTCATTTCTTTAGGCTCTCTACTTGGAAGGGTTTGCCGTCAGTATCGCCCGATGGTGTGAAGCTGATATGGATATGGTGTGCGTGAGGGTTGCCTCTATAGGTGCGCCACTTCCAGCCCATGCGAGCGCTAGCAATTTTGCCATGATGAATGATGTAGGAAATACGCTTTTCGCCAGCTTTAGCAGCTAGGCGTAGTTCTTCGGCCAAATCCCAGGATGCGTCTTTGTAACGCTTGGTTAAATCAGCATCTACATCAATGGCTCGAACCATGCCAGTTTCGTCTGGGTTATGATCTGACGGCCTGGCTTGATGTCGTGTGTCGCCTATCCATCCATCGCTTGATTTATCTCGCTTTGGATAAGTCGCGTTAATCTGTGAGCGTAGTATTTGGGCAGCCTTAGAGAGTTTCGGGGTCGTAATCTTCCCATGTCGGGATGCGGTCATCGGCACAATTTCCTGTTGCTAGGCTCATAGACCAAGCGCAACGCGCAATTCGTCAATATCTATGCCAGCAGCATCTAGTTTATCTTCAATGGTTGGTACATAATCTACGCCTACGTGATTGTTTACTATTGCTTCGGCTTTTGCTTTGTCTTTAGGAGATACGTTTAACCATAATTTGCCGTCAGCAATAATGGGAATTTCTATCTCTAGGCCTTGAGCATTAAATTCTTTCATCAATTGTGAACCATTCAACTGTGCTGGTATATTAAAAGATAACATTATGCTCCTAAATAAACTGCAATAAAATAAGCTGCGCCAATAGCTCTTGTGGCACCGCTGCTTTGGTAACATTGTAAAGTAACATAATCGCCAGCCGATAAATCTTGTACTGTTTGATACGCGAAAGTTGTTGCGGTTGATGTTGAAGGTGATTGATTAAAACCGCCTATAGCAGTTGTATTATTTTTGTAAAATCTTACAGTTCTAGCTCCTGTAGCGTTGCCTTCCATATAATAATTACCTAATAAAAGGTATTTTCCACCTTTACCTGTAGGAATAGTAATTCTGGCAGTATTGGATGATGTGCTGTGAAATGAATCCGTGTCGAAATCTTCGGTATCAAACGTAATATCTACATAAGTATTATTAGCTGCTGTTAAAGTTCCACTAGCATCTCTTAAACCTACTCCGATAAAACCAGAACCAGCAGCAGCCCATTTTAGACCGGTAGCAGTAGAAGAATCTGCGGTTAATACTTGGCCATCAGTTCCCACAGCAAGTCGAGCAGGTGTATCGGCTGCGCTTGCGCTGATAAGATCGCCTTTAGCATCTACAATGGCATTTTGTATTGCGTTGCTATCATCCTGCGCGACCCAGGTAAAATCTAAATCTGTGTTAGAAGCTTTCGATAATACTTGGCCGGTAGTGCCGCCTTTAAGATCTACGAATGACGTATCTATCGAGTTACCGAGTGTACGCATCGCAGCTGCGCCATCTTTAACTAGGTCGGTATCGTCCGGGGTTTCCCAGCCGAAGTTGGTAGTCGTTGCCATTCGTTCTCCTTTAGGCGACTATTGTCGCGTTTAGCCAGTCTAGTGTACCGGATAGGGTCTGCCACGTCTCAGTATTAGGCACAGAGTTCCAGCGGAAAGCCTGTAACGAGAATGAGAGTGGGCTTAGTAAAATAGTCAGGTCGAGCGTGTTATATCCAGCGCGGAAAGTCCAGCCTTCGACAAATCCCTGAAATTGGCCGTCGTTCATATTGGCTGGCAGGTCTACAAGATCTACAGGCATTCCAATAAAGACGTTAATGAGCGCATCTCGGTCTTGATTGCTGATGTTGCCATTAACGAGAGGGAAGGTAATCGCATCTAAGCCAGGGCGAGGGTAAGCGCGTAGCTGAATATATTGGTCGGCTTGCGCTTCTGCGTCAGCTTTATTCTTTAGGTAAGTGTTAATTGTTTGGCTGAGTGTGCCATATTGAGCAATAGACGCAGGGTCCGAATCCACGCTTTCATCGCTAAAATTGTTGCCAGAAAATATCGTTACATAATTGCGGACATCTCCGCCTTTAGTGTAAAGCCTGATACCTCGGCCAATTGCGTCATTAGCCGACAATTCGACGTAGCCATTAGCGCTAAGGTATTGCGCTCGATGGGTAGAATCTGCGTAACCGATTCGACCTTCAGCATCCTCGTAAAGATAACCGAGGCCACTTTGAGCAATATCTCCGGCAAGTGTGTACACGTCAGTAGTTGAAGCAGAGCGAGAAATCATCTCATAATCGCCAGGCTGATCTATTTCACCTAATCCGGTATTGAGGGCATCTTCCCACGTTTCGGTAGCGTCGTAAGTTGCCCAAGTAGTCGCAGCTGGCGCTTGCGCCCAGGTCTGGAACAGTACGCCCTCTAGCAACGTGTAGATCTGATTACCTTCGTAATCCTGAGATAGAACGCCTTCTGTAGTGGCTTTGGGAAGCCGTGAAAGCGCTCCAAGCGCGGTAATTGTTACGACCTGAACCTGAGCGACGTTACCTAAATCGCGTACTTCCTGGACGATGTCGGAAATAAATCCACCAAATATCGGCTGGTAGGTATTGGTCGAATCTTTGACGCTAATGGTGATGCCTTGATTTATCTCAGTAACGACAGCGCTTAGGTCTAAATTTATCAGTTCTACCTGGCAATAGCCGGCCACCGGCTGACGATAAATGTCTGAACGGCCTGAAGTGATTGTCAGATTAGCTAGGGTTACATCGGTGTAATCAACCGAGTTGATTGTTACTTTCCAGACGGGCGTGAATGCGCTCACTAGAACACCAGCGCTCCGGCTCCGAGTGTGCCTCGGCTCTGGCTGTTATTGAGTACGTTAATAATTGTTCGCGCTGTGCCTTCAGGATCTATAGCGCCGTTTACTGTGATGTAGTTAGCCGAGCCGCTACCCAGGCTGGATGTACTGGGGGCGCTCATGGTCGGAACGTCAAAGGATGATTGACGCGCTCCGAATGGGTTGATGTTGCTGAGGAATTGTTTTGCTTGGCTACCGAATCGGACGATGTCGCGGAATCCATCTACGATGCCTTGAATAGTTACGTTAATGACTTCAAGAACCTTAGCGGTTGCCTGAGCGACAGCGTTAAGCGCTTTGAGCGCCTTTTCTAGTCCGGCAACAGCTGAACCTTGACCACCTGTAGCCGTATCGAAGATAGCAAAGAGTTCACCAAAGCGGCTGCCCACGTTACGGATTGTCTTGCCAAGTTCATTAGCAATTTCTTCGGCGCTTGTTAGGCGAGTGTTCATTTCGACTACGCGAGGCGATGTCTCACCGATTGCGGTATTTAGTCCACCCTTACCAGTTAAGCCAGCAACGAAAGCATTAAAAGCCGGTACGCCTTCATTGAGTAGGAAATTCGTAAGTTTCCCTAATTGGGGCAAGAGCGCAGCGCCGATAGATTCTTTCGCTTCGTTAAATGCTATTTTAAGACGTTCTACGCGTCCTGCGTAAGTATTGGCAGCTACGTCAGCTTGTCCGCTAAATGTCCTGCTTAGCGATGCGACGGCTCCCTCGAAATCTTTATTTTTAAAAATGGATTCATCTATGCCACCACCTAAACGCTTTAGCGCCCCAAAGTTGCCATCATAGGCTTTGGCTAATGCTTCGCTGACTTGGGCAAGGCTACGGCCTGTGCCAGCTGAAATATCAAGCGCCAGGGTTTGTAAGCGGATGGCTTCATCTATGTTTTTAACAGATCTAAATAAACGCTCGAACGATGGACGTAACTCATCATCGGTAACGCCGACAGCGATGGAAGTTTGATAAATATACTCTTCGACGCTTGCGATTTGTGCTTCGGTTGCGTTGGTTACGTTCTGAAGTGTGGCAGCAAGTTTAGCCTGTGCCGCTTCATCTTCTAGCGCAGCTTTCACGCCATCAACGGCCATCTTTAACGCCAGAGCGCCGATAGCAGCGGCAGCAAGCGCGGCAGCCTTGCCGACTTTAGCAAATCCAGCTTCTACCTTATCGCCGAATGTCTGCGTTTCCTGGTTAGCCTTGTCTAGGCCTTTGATTAGGTCTGCGGTCTCCGCAAGGATGGAAAGTTTTAGGGTACGACTACCGGCCATTATTTATCCCATTCCTTTAGTATGCGATTAAAGGATTCTTCCCATTTAGCAATAAGTTCACGCTGATTCTCGGTTAGCGTTGGATAAATAAAGTACCCTTGATTGCCTCGCCCTAGTCTTGGAGTACGGCGTGGGAATTGCTTAAACCGATTAGATCCAAATTCCATGCCAGGCCAGAGCTGTTGAGTTGTTGCTCCGCCCGAGTATTTCTGAGAAGCAAAGCCGAAAGATAATTCCCCTATCTTTGACGACTTAGCAACGCGAGCGCCTTCAGCAATACGTCGAGCGGAAGCTCCTGCGATTTGGCGGGTCTGCGCCTTGCGGATAATCTTCTCTTTAAGCATCTCAGCAATTTCAGCTGAGGCTTGCTTTGCTTGATCTAGTGCCTCGGCATCCATAGCCTTAAACGCGCGCTTGATACCGGATAACTCGCTGCGGTCGTACGCTATTCGTACATTATCCACGATTGCGCTTCTCCAGTATCTCTATGGCGGTCAATATATCTTCGGCAGTTTGCCATTCGCTCATCGGGATACCAGTGGCGATAGATAACTCGATAAGCGTCCGGTTTATGCTTCCGGCTGGGTAGCTTTTGGGTCTACTTCACCGACTTCAATATCA